CGCGTTTGGTAACCATGAACATCCAGCGTCACGAACCTGAAAAGGTGTTCTCGATTGAGAACGGCAACCGTCTTGTGAAGGAGGTTTTTTGATTTATGGGAGCTATTCTAGGTGGTGCAGCAATCATGGGGGCTTCAAGCCTTATTGGCGGACTTCTGAGCAAAGGAAGTAAGCCGAAGGTTCCCGCGTTCAAGCCAATCGATTTCGAGGCCGAGCAGAAGCAGGCGATTCAGCAGAACATCGCTGCGCTTCAACCTGCCACCGAACTGGCTCAAAAGACGACCGCCGCTGAGCAGTCTCAGCTTGAGTCGCAGCTTCGTCGCGCAATTCCTGGTTATGACCAGCTTATTCAGCAGGCGAGTCAGAACATAGGAGCAGCTTTGCGTGGGCAGGTTTCTCCTGAGGCTTCAGCTCAGGTTCAGCGTTCGACTGCTGGACGCGCTTTGTCTGGAGGATTCGGTGCAGGATCTGGATTCGGTCGTGCGCTAACCGCTCGTGATTTAGGTCTAACTGCCATGCAGCTTCAGAATCAAGGCCTTGCTCAAGCTCAGAACTTTATCCAGCAGCAGCGAGCGTTCGGCATGGTTCAGCCGTTCTCCGTGAGCAGTATGTTCATCACGCCGTCCCAACGCATTAATGCGCTGGCGCAGCAGAATCAGCAGCAGTACAACCGCGACTTGCAAGCCGCTCAAGTGGCTGCAATGCCTGATCCTACGATGGCTGCAATCGGAGGTGCGCTTTCTTCTGCCGGTGGATTCGCTGGCGGTGCTTACACTCAGCGTGGAATGATGCAACAGATGCCAAGTTTGTATTCTACTCCTCCGTCTGGCTCACCGTATGCCGGTGCTGGATTTGGAACTGGTTCCGACATGAGCATTACCGGAATAATTCCCGAAGTAGGTTAATTTTATGGCCGACGAAACTCTTAAAGCATTTGAGCTAGGCGCATCGCTGTTCGACCGCGCGCAGACGCAGGCTCGCATGATGGAGCAGATGCAGATGAACGCTGCCCAGCAGGTCATGCAGCAGCGTCAGTACGATCTTCAGAACAAGATCCAGTCGAATGCTTATGCTCAGGCGTTAGCGGAGCAAGAGTTTCAAGCTGCGGAGTACGACACGTTTCAGAGGTTTAATGAAGAAGTTGGAGCCTATTTCAACGATCCTGAGTTGAAGTCCCCAATGCCTGCGCTTCCTCGCTTCAAGTCAAAGGTGTTTAATCAGGAGGCGACTAGGGTTTATCAGGGTCTTCAGCAGTATTCTCCGCGAGCGAAAATCATCAAGGCTCGCGAACAGTTTGAAAAGACTAGGGCTGACATGATTTCCGAGATGCAGAATCGAGGAATTGACGTTTTTGACCCTCAGACTGGACAAGTTAACGAAGATGTTTACAGGACAAATCTTTCTGTTGTCAGAAAGGACATGGAGGAGAGGAAAGCTATCAAAGACCTCGGAACAGAAATGTCCGAAGAGGTTTTTCTGTTGGATAAAACAATCCCTCTTCAGGAACGAATTAAGACTGCTCGCGCCAATGTTGAGGCTCGTCGAGCAGAGCGCATCAACCCTTCTGATCGCATGAAAATGGACATCGCAACCAATGCTGTTGACGATTGGCAAGAGTTGTTTGGACCTGCCGATACCCGCACTGCTTCGAGGATCAAAGGCAGTGTCATGCAGAGCGATTGGAAATGGCCCGATGGAGAAGATGCCCGTCAAATTCGTGGCGATCAAAATACGGCAAGAGGTTCGTCAAGACTTGTTGATGAGTTGAACAAGTTTGAGGAAACGTATGGAAATGGAAAAATTCAAAACTATGTCGGACTTATTGATGGTAAAGTTGAAGAGCTGAAAAGAAGGCTTTCTTCCGCAAAAACTGACGAAGAAAAAGATGCGTACGCGCTTCTCCAGAGATTTAACACAGTGTTTAACGAGGAAGCGTTTGCCACTTCTGGTAAAGCTGTCACACAGCCTGAAACAGTTCGATTGAAAGCGGCTATCGGTGACATTAGGAGCAAAAACTTTGTCAATGATATCAATAACTTTGCCAAGTTGGCTGCTGAAAACTTGTGGAGTACGATTGATGATTTTAAGACAAAGCGTAAAATTTCACCAGAGCAAGTGAAGTTGGCCAACGAGCTTGTCGTGAAGTACAAGCTGCCGCTCACGCCGTTCGGTCGGCAGCAGCAAGCGGCTCCGACGGCTCCGACGGCTCCAGCTACTGTAGCTACTCCGTCGCTTCCCCCTGGTCTTACGCCGATTACAAACTCAACGAACGCTGCTTCAGGGTTCATTTTCAAACCGTAATTATGGGAACAATCACATCTCCCTCTGGCAAGGAATACAACTGGTCGAATCCGAATCCCCCAACGGAATCGGATTTTAAGGCCATTTTGGATTACGAAGCGGCTCAGGGTGTTTCAGCTCCCGCTGCTCAACCTCCCGCCACGATTGCCGAGATGCGGCGTCGCGAGGAGCAGGGAATGGTTTCTGCGCTTCCTGAAGCTCAGGCTGCGGTTGCTGTTAGATCGACCGCTCAGTTGAATCGAGCTGTGCAGGATGCTGGCAAGGTCGGAAAAATGGAGAGCTTTGTTGGGACGATGGGGCAGATGGCCGAACCGACCGGAATGCTTGCTCCGTTTGAGGGTGGAAGGCTTCAGCCGTCTGGCGAGTTTACAAGAGGTGGTGCCGCAGAATCTCGCGGAATGCGGCGAGGTGCTGCGCTTGGTGCCGCAATGATTCCTCCGCTTCTAGCTGCACCTGCTGCCGCTGGAATGGGGTTTGGAACAGGGCTTCTTTTTGAAAGCGGCGTTGGACTTGGAAGCCAATTATTATCTCAAACCATTTCTCCAGAACCTTACAGATTTGGCGAAATGATGGCTGGAGCTGTCCCAGGAGTCCCGGTTGGCCAACGTGCAAGCAAACTGGCTCAATTCGCTCTTGAAACAGGGTCTGCTGTTGGAACCGCTGCTGCACAGGCTGGATTAGAAGCTGCTTTTGATGAAGGCACTGACCTTTCGGATGTTCTTCTTTCAACGGGACTAGCTGGCATTTTGACTCCATCTGCCAGCATTGGATTTAGAACTGCTGGAGCATTGGGTAGGGCTAGAGGCGTTCAGGCTGAAGAGTTGGTTGGACCGTTGAATTCCGTTGGAAAATTTGAACGTGCTAAACGGTATGCTCGGCAAGCGGCAGCAGAGTTTGAGCGGCCCTTTACACAGCAGTTCATTCAGGACAGAAAGCAGGAAGTTCTGAGGGAGTTTGATCGTCAAGGGGCTGGCGGACTGGCCGCTCAATCGGCTGATGAAATTGCCAGGCTTCTGTATTCTCCAAACTCTGGTCTTAGACCTGATGAGTTCAGGAAAAACATCTCAGACATTGTTTCGCAATCTCTTGCGAGAGGTGTTTCTTCTGGTCTTCCTGCTGATGAAATCTCCAGCTCAATCAAGACTCAGCTTGGAAATTACGTTCAGAACGCAGACAAGATTTCTGCTGATGCGGTTGACAGGTTTGTGGACCAATCTGAAACGCTTTTGGATAGGGTTCAGAATGCTGTAGATTCGAGACTTGCGACTCGCAACAAGAGGCTGACTGATCTTGCTCGTATTTACGAAGGTCGATACAGCACTGATTCTCAGCCGCTAATCGATCAAATCACAGGGTTGAAGGCTCAAAGAGATTCACTCCCAAGTGGATCTGCCGAGCGAACCCGGATTGACGGCGAGATTTCGCAGCTAAATCAGCGCATTCAGGACATAGAAGCTGGCGCACTTCCTGGCTATGGCCCTGCCGCTGGAATCTCCCGCGAGGAACTTGGCCAGCAAGTTCAACAGGTTGCCCGTGAAGAGCTTGAGGCTTTTAAGAAACAGAGCAAAGAGGGCTATGGAAAACTTGAGCCAAAACTTGATGAGGTAAAAATAACCACAACTGAAATTGGACCTGATGGTAAAGAAGTTGAAGTGGTAAAAACCGCAAACCAACTCAGAGAAGAACGCTCAAAAATTCTCAAGGAAATTGATTTTAACAAGGCTGTCCAGAAAGCTGACTATTCTGTTTTTGAGCGGCTGGATAAAATCAACAATCAGCTTAATGAAGCGTTGGCAGACAGTCCTAATCTAAAAAATCTTCTTGAGGCTGAAAACAAATTTTACAGCACTGGAATTTCAAGATTCAAAGGATTCTTTGCAGATAAGGTGCTTCGAGAAGCTGGTGAGGCTGGTGGAATGCCGGGGATTGTCGCCACGATTTCTGGTGCAAATGGCGCGCAGAATCTGCGGCTTCTCAAGAACATGCTTGGAAACAGGTATGGGGAGATTGAGCCAAATCTTAGAGCCTTTGTTTACACTCAAGTCAAAGGGAAGACCCCAAATGAGTTTCTTGATTCTCTTGCCAAAGGGAAAGGCGGTTACGCTACCGGAATTCAAAAAGAGGTGGTGAATGAGCTGTTCCCAGACCTTTCTGAAATCAATGAAGTTGCAAACAAGTATCAATCTTTGATTGGCCAACGGGCTGCGCTTGAAAGCGAAAAGAAGTCAATTGACTCAAATATCAAGGAACTTCAAAGACAGGTTGATTCTGGGATTGCTGGCGCACAGGAAAAATTAAACCAGTTAACTTCCAGAACCGATGCAATTACCGATAAAATTTCAAAGCTAAGGGCATCAAATGTTATCGAGCGTGAAAATCGAATTATTGAATCGCTTGGAAAAATTAAAGCCCGTGTGAATGAAGCCGGTGCTACTCGCGGTGACGCATTGGATACATTCAAGCTGGACGAAGTGGTTCGAGAACTCACAACGGAAGAAGGTGTTCCACTTTACAAAGCACTTGAAAGAGCCGTTGAAAGCACAAGTGCAGCGCGAGACAAGTTTTACGATGTCGTCAAAAAGGCTATGCAACCCGGTGGCCAACTCGAAAACTTCACTCCCTCAAATCTAATCGACTTCCTTGCGCCAGGAAAGGGGACTGGTCTTTCGTCTGATTATCGGGTGAAAAGGTTCATGGAGGTTGTTGGCAAGAACAAGCCTGAGCTTATCAATGATGCTCAAAACATGTTGATCGGCAGAATCATTTCCGAGTCATTTGACGGATCAAGAATCGACACAAAGAAGATTTCATCACTCGTTGGCAATAAGGAGGCTCAAGGTAGATATTACGAGGCAACACAAAGACTGCTTGGAGAAGATGGAGTCAAGCGAATCAACATGGTTGCTAGTCAGTTAGAACAAGTGTCGGACCTTGGGAAACCGAGCATTTTTAGTCAGTTCATTGCTCCGGCACTTGCGACTGGTGTTGGGTACGGTGTTGGATACGGAACCTACAAAGGTCTTATTGGAGCTGGTGTTGGGCTTGGTGGATACGGTGTTTACAAAACTATGGAAAAGGGGATGAAAGAAGCCGTTGACGCTGCTGTTGGAAGGATTCTTAAAACTCCTGAATACCTCGACATTGTTTCTAAACCTCTTGATGCGGCAACCAAGGCTCAGATCGATAAGATTGAAAGGTTGTGGCCTAGAATTCTTGGGATTGAACGAGACAGGTTGATGCTGAACCGAGAGGAAGTTCCGCAATGAAAACCTCCCTCTCCAAAAAAGGTAACACATACCAGGGCAAGAAGGTGACGCTCAACAAGCCATTCTACACTCCCGGCGAACGGAAAAAGAGTGCTGTCTACGTTAAGAACGACAGCGGCAACGTCATCAAGGTTCGCTTCGGCGATCCGAACATGGAGATTAAGCGCGACAATCCTGAGCGTCGTAAGAACTTCCGTGCGAGGCATAACTGCGCGGAGGCCAAGGACAAGACGACGCCTAAGTATTGGTCGTGCAAAGCTTGGTAGTTTCGTAGTTAAAACTCATTCTAACTGATATGGACAAGATGAAACTTGGCGGCGGTGGACGTTACGAGAAGCTCATCGGCGAGCTTGAGAAGAAGGGTGTGAGAGAGCCTCGCGCTTTGGCGGCTTACATCGGACGCAAAAAGCTCGGCAAGGCGAAGTTCCAATCGCTCGCTGCGAAAGGTCGTCGCCGCGCCGAACGCGAGAAGGAAAGCTAACGCCCCCTAGGCCGTCCGCCCCACGGCTTCTTCGCCGCCGCCGCCTTATCGACTACGAACTTCTCAGGATCTGCGTAGTCCCACGATATCGTTCCGACTCCTCGTTGAATGACGATGGAGCCGGTTTTGTTTCCGTTCTTGTCCTTCAATCCCGACCTGTCTCCGCGCTTCGCCATTCCAAGCATGAAGCGTCGCGGCTGATTGAATCCAACCTCCTTCAGCACAATCACCTCTCTCGCCCAGTTGGTCAGGTCAGACGATCCGAATCCTGAGTAGGCCATATCTGCCACGCTCTCCGGTTTGTCGTCCTTACCCTTCGGCTTGGGGAAGTGATGAACCAGCACGATGACGACTCCTGTCTCCATCATAATCGGCTGGAGCA